CCTTGAATTCCTTGGAGACCAGTGGCTCCAGTTGCTCCAACAGCACCTTGGATACCAGTTGCCCCAGTTACACCAGTTGCGCCTTGAATTCCTTGGAGACCAGTGGCTCCAGTTACACCAATAGCACCTTGGATACCAGTGGCTCCAGTTACACCAGTTGCACCTTGAATTCCTTGGAGACCAGTGGCTCCAGTTGCTCCAACAGCACCTTGGATACCAGTTGCCCCAGTTACACCAGTTGCGCCTTGAATTCCTTGGAGACCAGTGGCTCCAGTTGCACCTTGAATTCCTTGAAGACCTTGAAGACCGGTTGCGCCAGTTGATCCAGCTGCTCCAGTTGCGCCTCGAGAGCCAGTATCTCCAGTAGAACCTCCAGCTGGTCCTTGAGCTCCTTGGGGACCAGTCATTCCAGTTGCTCCTTGAAAGCCAGTTAATCCGTTTGGTCCAGTTGCTCCAGTAGGCCCAGTGGAACCTCCGGGAATACCTTGTATTCCTTGGGGTCCAGTCGCTCCAGTTGCCCCAGTCGAACCATTTGCTCCATTTGCTCCAGTAGCTCCAGTTCTACCAAAAATTAATGAATAAGTTGGACCAGTTGGTGAGTATGATGTTACCCCCGTACCAGATTTATACCATTGTTGTGCGCACAAATCTGCTGCTGTATTCCCAGCACCGCCAACCGAAAAAATATGCCAGATTGCGGATGCGGTTGGTCCCGATATTTGGCCAAAATTAGACGGACCTTGCTGGCCGGGTCCTACTTTATAAAAGGGAGCCGCAAACCCGTCGTTAGCATAAACAATATCTTCATTGTCTAAGCTTAATGATTGAGTGCCAGTGGCGCCAGAAGATCCTTCAATAACAAAATTAACACTGCCTCTACTAACATATATTTCCTTATAATAATTGTTAATTGACCCTAAAGAATAAGTATTAGTCGTATTAGGTACTAAATCAGCGCCAATATTTATCACAGAATTTTGTGTTCCGCCTAAATTTTCTATACCAAGAAGATTTGTGTAATATACATTATTAGAATTTGGTGGATAAGATAATAAAAAATCACCAGTAACACCTATTTGTGTAAATTCACCTAAATTTTTGATGCCAGGGCCAGTAGCACCAGTTGCGCCTTTAGCACCAGTTGCACCTCTAGCGCCTTTAGTACCCGCCGGGCCTTCTGGACCTTGTGGGCCTTCTGGACCTTCTGGACCTTGTGGGCCTTCTGGACCTTTAGTCGCTATACGTATAGTATTGCAGCAGCGGTCTTTTCCTAAATTTGAATAACTGTTAAATGACATTATATATATAAAGTTTTATAAAAATATTTTATAAAAACATTTTATAAACTATACACAATCTAAGATGAAGGCAATGGTACCAATGCCAATCGAATTGATCCTAAAGACGCTACATCATATTTTACAACCAAAGGTAAATCATTTTCTAAATAAATCTCAATTTGGGAGCATAAATTTGTACATTTAATAAAGTATCCAAGGTTTTTTAAAGAAAATTCACCTTGAATTACCTTGCTAGAATCTTGCTTAACAATAAATCCCATAGCCCCGTCCAATTCAGCCCTATGAATTTCAGCAGAGGCAAACTGGCCTTGACATTTAAATATAAGCTCATTACTAACAGATTTTATCTCTAATTTATCCGAGATACATGATAAATCGCGAATAATCTTTTGAAAATCTTGAGAAGGTAAATTAATAATAGAAGAAAACGTTACATTAGGAATTTCTAATTCATCTGCTTCGGGTTCAATTAACTTCAGCTTCTGCGTCTTACATTGTTTAATATCCCCGTTCTCAAATTTAAGAGCCAAATGAGATACAATACCTTCATAATAATCGTTATTTTCAATATAAATAGTTAATGTATCATCATTATCAATTGAATTAATAAGTTTAAATAAATGAAACATATTTACGCCAATAATAATTTTTTCTTTTTTACATTCATAAAATTCAAAATTGGAAGCGGCTAGATACAAATGAACTAAAATAGTATGTGATTTATCCATATTAATAATTCGTATACCATCGGGCTGAAATGATATATTTGTTTCCAATAAAATATCTTTTAGAGCAGTCATTAGTGTTCTAAAGGGCGATATTTGAACCGTTTTTATAGTCAATACATTCATTTCAGTAGATGCGTTATTATTGGAAAAAAAAGACATTATATTTATTTTTAACCGCAATTCTTTAAATACTTATATGTATTAAAAATATTAGCGACCGAAAATATATAATTTAAAAGTAATTTAAAGACTAACAAAATATGTAATTAATATGGATCCAATAGTGGTGGATAATATAGGTAAAATGATTAACGATTTGAATATAAAATACAAGGAGAGTCCATATATGCTTCAACGGTTACAAACCCATATGAATAATTTTCCTAGTATATTAGATAATGAGAGTAAAAAGTATGAAGAAAAACTAATACGTTTCAATGAGTTATCGCTAGAGCAAGAGACATTTTTTAAGGTATTTTTAAGTAAACACCAGTATTTTTACATGCCATATAATTCAATATACTATGAATATGACGGTAAAACATATACAATAGTAAAAGAAGACGATATACACCATAAGCTACTAACAACAATTACCAATGAGGGTAAATTGGTTCAATGGAAACATAAAACAAAGCAGAATATAATTAAACAGATTAAGGAGCGTATTCTAATTAAATCGACTCCAGACACTTACACAATCCAAAATGTGCTTAGTTTTCTTCAAAATATATTTCCAAGTAAAACAGAAGCGAAATATTTTTTAACAGTAATAGGCGATTGCTTACTAAAAAAACACAGTAGTAATACAAATATAGGATTATTGTATTTTGTTAGTTCAAATGTAAAAAAAACAATATCCTTAATAGATTCTGTAGGTTATGTTACTAGTGGAGTATCCATAATAAACAATTTTGTCACCAAGTATCATGAAAGTCACCAGATTAGTCAATATCGCCTAATAAAAACAAACGAAAATAATAACATATTTTCACATGATATAAACAAAACGATTTTAAACCAGATAGGGGTAGATTTAATATGTGTAGCTGCGCATTATTCGGAAAGGTATACAAATGCCGAATATTATTTAACGGCAAAGGTAGACGAAACATTAAAAAATAAAATATTATATTTTAATCAGAATTCATTGGATAAAATAGTGGATCAATTTGTTAGTCAATGTATAGAAAAGGGACCGATAAATACTAACATAAATTGGAAAAATATGCATTATATATGGAAGCTTTATTTAGCTGGGTTAGAGATACCTAATATGGTGTATTCGTCTCAGCTTCAATCATTGTTAATGACAAAAATAGAAAACACTAATGAAAATGGCAATATTTTATTTTTAAATGTATGTAGTTCTTATTTGCCGAGTGTTAGTTCATTCTTGACATTTTGGGAAAAACACATAATAACAACAAATGAAACAGCAGAAGATGAATACGAAATAGACGAATTAGTTACCTTGTATAAACAATCAGAGCAAAAGGTGTCGAATATATCAGATACTAACATAATTAAGATGATTCACCATTATTTTTCTCCGCAAGTGGAAATCATTGAAAATAAGTATGTAATAAATATTAAGTGTAATTTATGGATAAAATGCGATGATATTAATGATTTTTTAAAACAATATAAAGCCGCTAAAAAAACGGAAGCGCAAACATTGATATCATTAGATGACATGTATCAATCATATAAGAGCTTTGTTAATGCGAATGGAATTATAGAAAAAAAGATTATATTAATTGTTTCGAAACAGTTTTTCGAAAAATATATAACTAACAAATTGGCGTCGTTTATTGAATTCGACAAATTTGTTAGTTCGGAGTGGCTACAAAATGAATAAATATAAACTATATATTGTTTTTATATTTAGTAATCGATTTAAAGATAAATCATCATGATAATTATTATGCGATTTATTTTTCTACTTTTTTGTTCTATAATGTTATCAACTTTATCTGTAAATTTAAAAAAGTTTAAACCAAAGTTGTGTATTGATTGTAAACATTTTATATCAGATGGTGATTTGGGAAAATTCGGTAAATGTTCTTTATATCCAAAAATTGAAGAAAATAATATGTATTATTTAGTTAATGGAAATAAAGATGTTAAAAACATTGAATATTCTTATTGTGCTAACGTAAGAAATGATGACGACAGATGTGGTAAAGAGGGTAAATTTCACAAAAGAAAATATTTACGACGACCCTAAAGCCATATTAAGTGGGCTTCCGGGGTTCTGGGATGGGATAGGCATGGTAGTGCCGCCTCTTTGGCATTTGCTTCCGCGGCGTCTGCGACGTCTTCCACCAGCTTGTCCGGCTGCTAACTGAACACTGTCGCCACTGTACATGGTAATGCCTTGTCCGTCAATTCCGGATCCGGACATACCGGGCATAGAAGAACCCATCATAGGTGCTTTTGAGTTATACATGGCGGGAGACATTCCGTTGGCGCCATATACTAGCCCGCCACCCCTTTGTCTTCGGCGTCTGCCGCCAGCTTGTCCAGCTTGCAACTGAAGGCTGTCGCCACTGTACATGGTAATGCCTTGTCCGTCAATTCCGTTACCACTCATACCGGGCATAGAAGAACCCATCATAGGTGCTTTTGAGTTATACATGGCGGGAGACATTCCGTTGGAGCCGTATGCTATTCCGCCACTGCCGCCGCGCATTTTGCGACTACCTCTGCGTTTGGTACCTCTGGTACCCTTAGCGCCCATTTTAACATAACCAAATTTGCCGCGTTTTGTGCCATAACCGTGCTTCAATAAACGCATTTCACGTTTAGCGGTAGAATGCTTTGCCCTAGACACGATACGGCCATGTTTATTCATCATTAAATTATTCTTAGTAAGTCCACCAGAAGTTTTTTTTGCTGTGCCATGCCATACTTCGGCACGAGTTCCAATAATTCTTTTATAAGCCATTATAAATTAAATGAAGAAAAAAAGTTATTTAAATATTATGTCTAAATAATAAAAATTTAAAACAAAATTAAAATAACGCAATGTATTTTAATTTTGTTAAAAAGTATTTCGGATTGGCCTAAAAGAACCGCCTGGTTGTCCCTCCCAACCACCTAAATAGTTTAGTTGTTGTGGCGTATTCAAATTACCAAAGGTTGGTTTTCCACCTAAAATACCCGACACATATGCCCTATATCTCATATTTGTAGTTTGCGATGGGTCATTGTATCCTTGTTTTAAATTATTAGCGCGAAATGTCCCGCATAAGCAAAGGTTCGATTCTGTAATTTGATCTCCATTGTTAATATTTTGAAAGACGCTACTGGTATTAAAAGAGTTATAATATTGCCTCAAATATTCTTTTTGCATAAGCAACCTCATATTAGCTTTATTACCCGGAGTGGCACGATTATTATTATAGCGTGTCATATACTAGAGCGATATAAAAATGTATGTTTGCGTCTTTAAGTTGTTTTTTAAATATATCTATTTTTTTGGGAGCTTCTTTAAGTTGTTTTAATATATATATTTTGAAACCAAATAAAATTGAAACAATTTAAATGGACGAGCCGATATTAATATATATACACAGCAACCATGTCCGCCGCACCAAACACTTCTGATAAATTATTCTTTGATGTACAGCAAAAGACTGATAAGCAGCATATTTTGGATAACCCAGATACATATATTGGCTCAGTGGAGAATATCGACGCCGATATGTGGGTAATGTCCGAAGATGGACTGCGTATTGTAGAGCGTAATATTAATTATATTCCCGGGCTATTCAAGCTATTTGACGAAGGTATAGTAAATTGCCGCGACCATGTTGTTAGAATGGCCAGCAAAGTCGCGGCAAATGTAGAAAATTCTGTGCCCGTTTCTTATATCGACATATCCATTCAAGAGGATGGGACTATTGTCATGATGAATGATGGCAATGGAATCGATGTTGTACAGCATCCCGAATACAAAATTTGGGTACCAGAACTGATATTTGGCCATTTGCGTACATCCACCAATTACAATAAGGATGAGAAGAAGATAGTGGGAGGCAAAAATGGTTTTGGATTTAAACTTGTGCTAATATGGTCGATATATGGTAAAGTGGAAACAGTTGATCATATACGCGGTCTCAAATATACGCAAGAATTTAACAATAACTTGGATGAGATTTGTAGCCCTAAAATTACAAAGGCTACAAATGCGAAACCATATACAAAAATTACTTTCAAGCCCGATTATGCGCGTTTAGGTATTACCGGGCTAAGCGCTGATATGGTAGCGCTTCTAAAAAAGCGCGTATATGATATTTCAGCTGTCACTGATAAAACGATAAAAGTAAAATACAATTCGGCACTTGTTACTACAAAAAATTTCGAACAATATATTAGTTTGTATATTGGCGACAAAACGACAGCCCCTCGTGTCTACGAAGAAGACCCTAATAGTCGCTGGGAATATGCCGTCGCATTAACCCCGAGCAATGAGTTTATACAAGTGTCGTTTGTAAACGGTATTTATACTTCAAAGGGGGGCAAACATGTAGAATATATTCTGAATCAAATCACTAGAAAAATGACCGAATATATTGAGAAAAAGAAAAAGGTAAAGGTAAACCCAAATACGATTAAAGAACAACTAGTTCTCTTTATTCGTTGTGATATTGAAAACCCCGCATTTGACAGCCAAACCAAGGACTATATGAACACACCAGCAGCCAAATTTGGTTCTAAATGCGACGTAAGCGATAAATTTATTGAAAAAATAGCAAAAATGGGTGTCATGGACGCAGCATTACAATTGACTGAGGTAAAGGAAAACAAGGCGGCAAAAAAAACAGATGGTGTAAAAAGCAGATCTATCCGAGGCATCCCTAAGCTTGATGACGCAAACTGGGCTGGTACCGATAAATCAAGTGAATGTATGATAATCTTTTGCGAAGGAGATTCGGCCAAGACCGGCGTTATTTCTGGTCTCAGCTCCGAGGACAGAAATACAATTGGCGTTTATCCTCTCAAGGGGAAGGTTATGAATGTTCGCGGCGAAGCGATTAAAAAAGTATCTGAAAATAAGGAAATCGCGGAAATAAAGAAAATATTGGGTCTAGAAGCGGGTAAAGAATACAATACACTTGAGGATGTTCACAAACACTTACGCTACAGTCGCGTTGTATTTATGACCGACCAAGATTTAGATGGTTCGCACATTAAAGGACTTTGTATAAACTTGTTCCAAAACGAGTGGCTTAGTTTGACTAAAATACCCGGTTTTATTGGCTTCATGAATACGCCTATTTTAAAAGCCAAAAAAGGTACATCAGAGCTCAAGTTCTACAATGAAGGAGAATACGAAGAGTGGAAAGAAGCCAATGATACCAAGGGCTGGAGTATAAAATATTACAAAGGATTAGGAACATCCACCAAGAGCGAGTTCCGCGAATATTTCCAAGAAAAGAAATTCGTCGGGTTTGAGCACACTGGTGTAACAAGCGACGATGCGATCGACATGGTATTTAACAAGAAGCGAGCGGATGACCGCAAAACATGGTTAGAAACGGTTTACAATCGCGACAGTTTTGCCGATACGCGTAAGAAGCTAATTCCATATGAGGAATTTATTCATAAGGAGCTTATTCATTTTTCGAAATACGATTGCGACCGCAGTATACCCAATATGATGGACGGACTAAAAATCAGTCTGAGAAAAATATTATTTAGTGCGTTCAAGAAGCGACTAACAACAGAGATAAAAGTAGCGCAATTTTCGGGCTACGTATCAGAGCAATCGTGTTATCATCATGGCGAAGAGAGTCTGAATAAGGCGATAGTAGGTATGGCGCAGAATTTTGTTGGTTCGAATAATATCAATATATTGTTTCCATCGGGGCAATTTGGTTCGCGCATTCGCGGTGGCCAAGATGCGTCTAGCCCAAGATATATATTTACACGCCTAGAGAAAATTGCTCGCGCTATTTTCCCCGAAGAGGATGACGCTATTTTAAAGTATTTAAATGATGATGGTACACCAGTAGAGCCGCAATTTTATGCGCCGATTATTCCAATGGTTTTAGTCAATGGATCAAAGGGCATTGGTACTGGATTCAGTACGGAAATAATGTGCTATAATCCTACGCAAATTATAGCCTATTTAAAAAATAAATTACAATCGCAAGCTTTAAAAACCGATACATTTGTAAAAAGCGAATTTATGCCATTTTACGAAGGATTTAAGGGCGTCATTAGTAAAATTAGTGAAACAAAATTCTTATTTCGCGGATGTTACCATAAAACAGACCAAGATAAAATAGTGGTCACCGAGTTGCCAGTTGGGTTCTGGACCGAAGATTTTAAGGAGTTGTTGAACGACCTCCAAAACGATAAAGACAAAGACGGTAAGAAAATAACGCCACTAATAAAGGACGTATATGAAAATTATACGGATACAACAGTCGAGTTTGCCATTACATTAGCAAAAGGCAAATTAGATGAGCTAGAGAAATCATCCGGTGAATATGGGTGTAATGGCTTAGAAAAATTACTTAAGCTGTATAATACAAGCTCTACTACAAATATGAATTTATTTAATGAGGAAGACAAATTAAAAAAATACAACGTGGTCGAAGATATTATTGATGACTATTATGTTGTCAGACTGAGCCATTACTCCATAAGAAAAGAATACATGGTCGACACTTTAAAGCGCGAATTAATAACGCTGTCAAATAAGGCGCGATATATTCAAGAAGTGTTAAATGGTTCAATCGACTTGAGAAAAAAGAAGAAGACCGAAATAACAGACCTATTAAATACTAAACAATACGACGTCGTCGATAATGATGAAGATTTTAAATATTTAGTAAAAATGCCGATGGATTCCGTTTCCGAAGAAAATGTAGAAAAACTGCTAAAGGATCATCAGCGCAAACAAGCGGAATTGGCGCAAATTATGGCTACAAGTATCGAGCAAATGTGGCTACAAGAGCTTTGTGTATTAGAACAAGAATACGAGTTGTATAGAGAGGAGAGACAAAGATCACAGTTTGCTGAAACAGTAGCAACTCAAGATAACAAAAAGAAAAAGATAGTAAAAAGACTGGTAAAGCGGGCGACTGTTGCGAATTTAGTATTGGAGGAAACCGATTAAGTATATGTTAAATTGTCTTTAAGTAGTGTTAAATTAATTTAATTAATATTTTTTCATTAATTTCCCCGTTTTAAGTAAACCAATTAGGTAATTTATAGTCGTGTCTGTCTTCTTGCGTTTCCAATGTTGGCATTGCTATAGGTACTGCTAATGTACTAACATCGTGTAAATATTTCATATATCCTCTCGCTTCCGAGTATACATGAAAGATACAATAATCTAGCACAATTTTATTTAATTCGGCGATTTGCCCGGCAATATTGGTGGGCTGATTGGCAGCGTGCTGTAAAAATACACTGCGCATAATAATCTTTAATGAGTCACAGTCTTGTATCCCAACAATATACTGACCATTTGATTTAGCATAGACGCCGGCGCGTATACCATTTTGTATAATTTGTATGTTTTCTTTAGAAAAATAGGCTTTTGATAGAGGGCTTTCGTTCCACTGTCCCAACGTAGGTTCCCTTAATGTAGCACATTGATTGGACGGTATTTTATCATATAAGGCGAATAAATTGGAAATATCGGGCGTGTTTATGTTTAATATGTCTACACGGCCATTAGCGGTTTTATTATTAATATTATTCATATTATTATATATTCATAAAAAAAATATATATTTATTTTATATATGTCTTTTCAACAAATAATACTAATAATTGCTATTATATTATTAATAATTATTTTAATAGTAATAGGTGTAACACTATACAAATCAAGTGAAAGTCAATCATGGCCACCCCTTGTCGGGGATTGTCCCGATTACTGGATCGATATGTCTGGTAATGGTCAAAAGTGTGTTAACACTCATAATTTAGGCACTTGTAATACTAATACCATGAATTTCGACCAATCACCCTATAATTCATCAACTGGAACTTGTGCTAAATATAATTGGGCTAACTCGTGCGGTATTACATGGGATGGTATTACTTATGGAGCTAAAAATCCTTGTGATACGTCAACGACTACATCATAATCTTTTTATTTTTATTGTATTATAAAAATATTTAATAATACAATACATATAGTATTATGTTAGTTCATAATACTAATACTAACAATTTATTAGAAACTATACAATCTTTGCCAAAGGCTATACAATCTTTGCCAAAGGCTATACAATCTTTGCCAAAGGCTATACAATCTTTGCCAAAGGCTATACAACTTTTGCCAGATGAAATACAAAGAATAATTCTAGAATACGTGCTTCCTAGATACAAGCTATGTTTAAACAAAAAATATTATTTACAATATCATAAAATAATCTTTACACAGATTCCTAAAAATAAGATAGAGCTCTATATACGTACAATGGTAAGGCAAGATAATTCTTTTATTATTCATCAATTAGTATCAGAAAACTGGGATAAATGGTTAACCACAGTCAATTATTGGCATAGATGTCGTAATTATCCAAATTATATTGAATTTTTAAATGATTATTGTTTCGAACAAGGGGCTACAAAAAGCAAAGAAATAATTTACAAACTATTAATAAAAAATGCGGATAATCATATATATGATTGATTGAGTTTAAAATAAACATAAAAAGATAATATTTGAATATATATGATCAATATAAATATAAATCAAATTTTGGGTCGTGAAGAAGATGAAAACAAAATAAAAAATATACTTAAAGATTTTGAATATAACAAACACAATTTAACTACAAAAAAAGGCATTTATATATATGGCAATCCGGGCATCGGCAAAAGCACATTTATTAACAATATTCTTAAAGAGATGAATTATGATATTATTAAATATGACGCGGGTGATATACGTAATAAAACAGTTATTGATACAATCACTAAACATAACATGTCTGACAAAAATATTATCAGCATGTTTCACAAAAAAATACAGCGCATAGCTATAATAATGGACGAAATAGATGGCATGAATAATGGTGATAAGGGCGGCATTAATTCGTTAATTAAGATTATTCGTCCTAAAAAAACAAAAAAGCAGAGATTAGAAGAACTAACAATTAATCCTATAATATGTATTGGAAATTATCATATCGATAAAAAAATTAAAGAATTAATGAAGGTATGTCATGTCATAGAGCTTAAAACACCGACAGTACCACAATTGTTAGTATTATTCGATACACTAATGCCAAATGTGGAACATATTGTTAAAAGAGGTATAATAAATATTATACAAGGAGACTTAAGAAAATTAAATGTGATATATGATTTGTATACTAATAATCCTCAAATATTTAACAGCAATATAATACAAAACATATTTTGTATGAAGACGTTTAATGATGACACTCGGAAAATAGCCAAAAAAATAATAAATAATAATTACGCAATTGAAGATCATTTAACATTAATGAACGAGGCGGATAGGACAATAGTTGGGCTGCTGTGGCATGAAAATATAATAGACAATTTGGAGAAACTTAAAAAGGAAACTGCTATACCAATGTATTTAAATATGTTAGATAACATTTGTTTTGCCGACTATATCGACCGAATTACATTTCAGAAGCAAATATGGCAATTCAATGAGATGAGTTCATTGATTAAAACATTTAAGAATAATAAATATTATCACACAACGCTAGAAAATACCGAAAAAAAACCAAAATTAGTCTTAAATGATATACGATTTACAAAAGTACTAACAAAATATTCGACTGAGTATAATAATTCTATATTTATTCAAAATTTATGCCAAGAATTGTCGATGGATAAGGGCGATATTTTTGCGTTTTTTTTAGATATGAAAAAAAATACAAATATAGAAGATTTAAATTTAGTATTCGAAAACTATGATGTGTCAAAATTGGATATTAACCGAATTTACCGATATTTAGACAAGTACATTAAAGAAGATGCGGCGGAAACAGAGGATATTATTACAGAGGAGGAGGATGAAGTTGGGTTATAATTTTAGCCTTATAATTATTTATATTTTGTCGCACCCATTCTTCACTACAACCTAATATTTGAGATATTTTTTTATTTGATCTTATTTGTTTAAATTCAAAAGAATATTTTAAAATTATTATTTTTTTTACAAAAAGAGGAATATTCATATTATAAATATTATTCCAAAACGTTTCGTATTTTAAATACTCGTTATAATTCGGGGTTCTTCTAATATCCAATAAATATTCCTTTTTTCCAACCAAAATGACATCATTTGATATTTTGTTATAATTGTATTTTTTTGATTTTTCATTTTCAGTTTTAGATTTTATTTTTTCACGTTTTGTTAAAATGTTAATAGGTTGTAGGTCTGTTAACCCATTGTGAAGTTCGCCCATAATAAAATATAAGGCATACAAGGAAAATGTGGTGGTTTTTTTACATTTTAATGGATTGTAACACGTAATTGCTTTACTAAGCCCGATTGACGCATATAAATTGAGTTCTTGCTGCGTTATTTTTCGGCACTTATATACATGGAACTTTTTAAATTGATAAGCTTGATAATATGCCCATTTTTCATAATGAATATAAATAGCTTTGCCTAATTGTATTTTTTGTGGACCAGTTAATTTGTTAGTTAACAATGAATTAACTGTTTTCCATTGTGAATTTGTAATAAACGCATTTAAAAAAGAAGAAGAAAATGAAAAAGAAAAAATAGTTAAGACAACAAATAAAAAAAGAAACAGCCTCATTATTTGATTATATACATAAAATGGCGCGTATTATTTAAATATATTTTATATTTATTACCCCACAATAACCAAATGGCTAGCGTATATGAGAACATAGAAGAACGCAAGACTCGCTCTTATGAGTACCAAATTTACAAAATAAATAAATGTTATAATTGAACAGCCTATTATAAAACTAATAGAAGAAAGCACGAATGAAAAGGTAATAGCAAATTTGACGCCTTCGCTATCGCTTCCATTACTATTTGTATTCGTGTATTGCGATGTTATGTGTAGGCTACAAGAATAGCACGCATTATTCGCATTCTTTTTTAAACATAATTCTATTTTTGGTGCGCAACTAAATTGATTAGTAATACAAATAAATAAGCCGAATACTACTACAAAATAGCAACATAGCCAAAATTGCCAATCAATTTGCCGCCAATAGTGTATCATATTGAACAACGAAGCTATAGCATTGCCATCCCTATCTTTTAATGGCCCAATACAATCGCGATAATAAGAGGGATAATTATCTTTTATGAAACAATCCATCTCCGTATCTTGGCTATTGTAATCCAAATTAGCATTAAATTGGAATGGACTAATCGGCTCCCTACATGTCGGACATTTTAGTACGCCGCGCAAGCATGACTTGTGTGCCATCGCTTTACAGTCGCAATTATATACTTGCGATAACATGACTGTATGGCACTCGACTTTATATATTTTGTAAAAACTATTCCAGTCAATTCTACATCTAGGCGCATAACAAGCATCCAAACATATGGTACAAACGGTCGACATTTTTATTTTTAAATAAGTTATTTAAGATTTATAATAATTGCTAAAAATTATTATAAATTAAAATCAATTTTTTTGCCACAAACAACTAGTAATATTTACAATTATTGCGTCGCTCGTTTATACCATGTTTCCTTAATTTTTTGACTCACTGTAACAAACTGGTGATTCTCGTATTGCTCTGGCGAATCATAATAAAGCATAAGTGGGTCTTTACGCCCGTCACGTCCGACTGCGTCGATGACCTTAAACAATACATCTTCTTCTAAATTACCCACTACATAGGGATAATACTGTCCGGTTACTGCGTTACGTACTCTGCTACCAATTTGCCCAGTACCATAACACTCAATTGTCGGTTTTTTATAATATTTACCATCTCTCCACGTTTGAAACACTGGTTTTACAAATTTTTGATAATTTTTATCCAACTTTTTAAGTTCCTCCGCTACAGTTTTACCACTTGGATCGTTATAAATTTCGTTATCTGTAGGGTTATAATACTCTTCGTAAGGCATATTGACGGGGTTATTATAATTGTATATAGGGTGCCGTCTTTAAGCCCTTTTGATAATATATATTTAACAGAATTTAAAGAACAATAATTATCTTAAATATTATTTTTACAGATAAACTTACGAATTCTATCAATAAATCATTTAACAAACTATTTTATAATGGCGAAAAAATGGGTCAAAATAATATAAAAAATATATTTATATTATTTATCAATGAATAAGTTGACAAGTTACGATATACTAACAAATTATGATATACTAACAAATCAATATCCCAATGGAACGTGGTATTATGCCAATAAACAAAATAGAACGCAATTCTATATTAAACAAAATAAACAATTATGGGACAGACAAACACGAAAAAAATGGTTCAACAATCGTCAAAAACAGCAATCTTTAAGTTCGGGTTCAAATAATATATTATAAGTTAACCCCTACTTAAAGAGGTCGCCGCTCCGCCCTTCAGTTCAGCCAGCTCATTTGTTAGTTGTTTCACCTTTTTCAACAGTTCGTTAATAATTATATTTTTTTCTTCAAGTTGTTTTTCCATACTAATTGGTTGTTTGGAATTAAACAACTTTTGTAATTCCAAATATTTTTGTTGTTCCTTTAAAATTGTTTCCCTTTTTTCTTCCGTTGCTTTAATTTGCGCCATCAATATGGGCTTGTTTTCGGGTCGTCCGGGCTCGTAATCTTCCAATAAATGGTTCATATCATGTGTATAAAACTGTCGCAGCTCCGAGTTTTGAATAAAATCATCTACCCCATATGGCGATTCGGTTACCTTACATTGCTGAGGCGTTTCCAGCAATTTTTCCTTATTGAGCGAATTATGTCGATGCGAAAACACTAAAATAGATTTGAGCGTATCCAATTGTATAAGCGGTATAGTATAGTTTTTCGTAAATTTGGTCTCTTCTGCCATCGCATTTTCGTCATCGTAGCTTGTTTCTTTTAAAAGCGCGCGCTTAAACGCAAATGTAGCTGCCGTAGCATGGTTTTCTTTATACGGCCCACATTGAAACAACTTGTCGTATTTGTCAAAATAAATATGCATCTCTGAGGAGCCAGCTAACAAAAAAGATGGATTAGTTTGTAACGTGTCAACCGCATGTGCTATACGTTGCGGCGGATAATAATCATCATCGTCCATGTATACCAAAATGTCGCCATTACTTTTTTTATGCATTTCATTTCTTTTTTTACCTAATAACATTTTTTTGTCATAATAATAATATTTAACTTGTGGAATATGCGCTACCAAATCCCCAATTGGGTCGGTACCATCATCCACAATAATCCATTCTATACGGTCTTTGGGATAAGTTTGATGTTCGAAACATTTAATCATAAACGGAATGAATGGCCTACGATTAAATGTGGGCGTACATACACTAACAAATGGATAGACTTTATTAATATTTTTCGTATTCATATATATATATTAAACTAACAACAATACCATTTATATCATTTTTAATCTACATTATTTTTATATTGTATTTTTTTACCCGAGGTTTTTTTACATTTTCGCCACCCCTTTGATTTACAGCACCCCTTTGATTTGGTTGAGAAGTCCAATCATATACATCCATATCATTTACTGGTGTATAGTTTTCTTGTGCTCCCATTGTAGTAGGAGAAGGTGGCAGCGGTTCAATCGATGTTATGCCCATTTGTCTACCAGTATTAGGACCAAAAGTATTTACATTAGAAGGCGCAGTAGGTTCAAGCATATTAGAGTTTGTGTAAGGCGCTATATTGACAGTAGACGTGCCTCCCCTTACCCGCATATCATCCGTAACCGTATTTATTGGAGATGGAATTGTATCGTTTGTTAGTGTATCATTAATTACATTTGTAGGTGTACATATAGTAACTTTTTTTGACACCCTTCTTCCTTCCGAATTTGTAGTATATACAACATCTGATTTTAATTGAGTAAATGGTTTTCGCAGACCAATAACAAAACCATTTTCTCCCTCTTTTGGCAATGAATTGCTGTAAAATCCTAAAAAGTAAAGTATAATAATGGCTACAATAATGGATATAATTGAAGAAGAGCCTAAGTAGTTAATACCGTTACTTATCAATGATAATGTTGCTAAAATCATAAACAATAATTTTTTATAAACAAATGTATCGATAATAAAATTAAAAATATTTTGCTTATCTGTACTACCATTATAATGATATGTAGCACACAATGGAGCAATTATTCCATTAAATGTACTGATTATGGGTAATATCATGAATGTTAATATTATGGGAATCAACCATAAAAATAAAAATAGCGTTTTCCAAGTAAAAAACGAGATATCTGCTTGGGCTTGCCATTCGTTTCTATTTCTACTATTAGCGTGTCGCACGAGTTGTGGTATAGCCGTTATATGAAATATTATACTTAAACATATGTTAAAAAAATACAATAAAGCCCATAAAAATACGGCAAATATACTATATACTATCATAATAATAGACTCTGGCAAATAACTAAGATAAAAAAATATCGTGTTCATAAACCAATTATTGTATGCTGTCATATTGTTATAAACAGTTGACCAATACAACGTACCATTGGCAAACATGCTGGCATTGGGCTGTCCTCTAGTATTCAACGTACAAACCAAACTATTTTTATAACTTTGTAAAAACGACCTATTATCAAATATGGCCTTTTGAGATAAAGTCTCTTTTGGATCCGACCAAAAATAATGCCGCATAACATTAATATCTATAGGTATATCCTCTACTACTCTATCAATGTTAGTAAATGGCGCCAATTCGGAATTATCGGGCAAGAAATTGGCTTGGGCCACTTTACTTGTGTATAAACCAGTAGTTCCAAGTACAAAAATCCCCAAACTGATTGTAAAAATTAGACTGTATATATAATTAAATACAAATCCTTTAATGTTAATAGGGGTAGCTTCTACGTTATCATTTTTTTTTTCATCGATTGGGGCTGTTGATGACATTAATTATATTATCAGTATATTAAATTTTACAAATAAATACCTATTTTTATCCTACACATGTATAAAATAATATATTTTACTATATTATATTATGAAAAAAAACAATATTATTTATATTATTTATATTATTGGATGTGTTTCGCTTTTTTGTCTTATAGCTATTTTTACAAAAAGCGGCAAATATAAATATGTTTTAAAAGAAGGTTTAACCGAATTTGAAAAATATTCGTATAAAATAAACCCATATCCTCGCGATGCCGTCATTAACTATAATGACTTAACTTCACCAGCATACAGTCATACTGTTGATATGCCTATTAATACTACTTATGGATGTAAGAATTTCTGCGGACCTCAAGCTCAATGCGCCATTACTCGCACCCAATGTACTGCGGATATTGACTGCTACGGATGTAATCCCGGACCCACTCGCACATTTCCCAAAGAAGAATCCGCCGCCGAACCATATGACGACGCCGGAAAGCTCGGCATTAATCAAGGATTACAATACAGTTATTTAACAACCGGATACGATGACCATGGCATGGATTTCGCACCAGCCTATCCCAACTCCAAAAATGCCCAAATACAACAGCCATATTTGGGCGTAGATAAATGGACCGACTCTTTTAATAAGGGTCTAAACTACTATAATAAAACGCGCGAATCACGTGATAAATATGGCGAAGGTCGCGCACCAGATTTTTTCTATGATGAACCAACTGGCACTGGATTGGCCACTGTTGCCGCTCCCAAATATCCCACTACCATTAGCGCGACGGGACAATTTTACGAGACAACTCCCACCGCATCCAATGCCTATTTGTCTTAGTTTCATACAGAATTTTAACCAATTACTACTAGGTAGCATAGACAAGTCCTACATTGCCTCCAATAAAATGAACCATATTAATGCGTTCTTCAAACAAATGTAGGTCAAAATTGTAATCATATATACGCCATGTGGGCTTATTTACCCCAATTATAACTCCAGACTCCGGGTCACAAATAGTTAAACTTTGTGCCAATGGGTCTAATGGCGGTATAATGGTCGTGAACTCGAACTGTATTTGGTTGTATCTACTCATATTCATTGCTCCCGATGGCTGTAATTCAGAACTATTACTATTCATACAAAAATTATAACAATACAAGCCATCCGGCGCATTTCCAATAGTGCGAATATATTTTTCGATATAATTGTAAACACCCGCTGGCTGTACGTTTTCACGATAAAACCCATCTAATAAAATTCCCAAAGCAACCAAAATTTGTCTATCATTTTGTGAAGTATATGTGGGATTAATAAGAATACCAGTTAAAGTGCCATTGGGGTTCACTCCGGGGCCTATATTTACGGGCACCAGCGCTCCATTTTGGCTGCGATATACTGTAAAATTGCCATTTGTTGGCGCTTGAACCACATTAACGGGTAAATAATCATATGGCCAATTTGTGTAATTGGACCATTGGTTTCTTAAATTTACGTCGCTACGCTGAAAATAAAACATCCAACTAGATACCATACCAAGGGAATCTAGCTCAACTCGATTTGGCCCAGTCACATTAGGAAATGTCTTTTCGTGTACTTGTTTAAATAAGTATTTTTGCTCTTGAAGCGCAAAAAGCCGTTCTTCCTCATTAGATAAAAACGCATAAGTACAATTCAAATGAATATCCGCATTCCAAAGTGACCGCTGGTCTGAATACGCATCTATTCCGAGTTCAATGTTTGGCGGTGGATGTAAAAACCGATAAAATTGCATATACCATGCGTTAAAATTAGGCGCTATATACGGATAATTATTAGTAGCGTCAAACACATCACGTATCGTAAATAGCTCATTAATTGGTCGAAATGTTACATTTATATGTAATTCATTGTATTGTAATGACGTCAACGGGAATGCCATTTGCGATTTCAGTCCAAACCAGCAATTTAGTGGGATATATAATATGCGGCCACGAATAGACGGTTCACAGCCGGCAAGGTCCTCCGTATAATAAGCATTTGGATACGAATTTACGCGAGAATTGGCATTTGCCGGATCATTTAGAGCCGGAACATTTCCGCTCATAGCGTCAAATAGCGTCTTTTTCGCACTAACAAAATCGCGTTGAACCGCCGCCAACAAATAATCTCCCGAAAACTCTTGTAATGTGTAATTACCGCATGTAACTTGTATTTTACTAATCATTTTCGCGCCTAAATTTTCAATCCATTTGAACTCATATGGAGCCCATTGCTCGATATTGCCCAATCCTTGCGATGTAGTCGCTTCATTTATTTGTTGAGGGGGCAATATTGGACTCCAAATACTAGGCAATGTAACAGATAAATAGCAGTCCATTAATAAATCAGCATATCGTTGAATTTTAAAGGTAAAATATGATTCTTCAGATAATCTGAGTGTTTTGGAACCCTCATAATCGATTCGAAATTTTTGTAGACCAAAATTGGTATATTGACTGTATGTCGCTTTAAAAAAACTTTTAGAAGGATTGCCATTAAGAATAATATTTTGTTGGCCTTGACTAACCAATTGCATTAATCCACCACCACTCATTTTATATAATTATGTAAATATATTTTTAATTATTTATTTATATAATATAATATGGAAGAAAAAACAAAACAAATCGCAAATACAATTAAAAATTCAATTCCAAATATTCAATCGCCAATAATGATGAGTTTATTTTTAACGATGATTGCTTTTATGGTAGTGTTAATAGGTATAGGCATGTATTTCTATTACAATGGTTTAAAAGCAAGAGGAATAAATGAAATGAATGCTATACATGGTGAATTAGACGGAAAAATAACATCACTTGACAACTCCAGTGCTCAAGAATATGCGTTGCGAGATTTTTACATAAAAACCGCATATAATTGTTGCAGTGTAGGCAGTTACAAAAACGACTATGTAGATATTCAAGTATTAAAAAATCTGTTGAAACAAGGGGTACGAGGCCTAGATTTTGAAATCTATTCAATTGATAA